GAGCCTGTGTCCTCAAGGGACCGCTCCCGAAGAAGATCAAAGGGCTCAAGTGGGATGACCGAGAGAGCAAGTACAAGGTCATTGACAAGATTGTCCCCGGTTACTGGCGGGTATCTCCTTTCAATGCTTATCCTGCCCCTGGCGCCTTAAATCCGAACGACGGTGCCTTTATCGAGATCGAGCCTTATATCCCGTCCGACCTTTCCGGGCTCATCGGACAGCCGGGTTATAACAAAGAGGCCTTGCGGGAGATCCTGCGGAAGTACCCGAACGGCCATCATGAGCCAACTGTCATTGACACCGATCGGAAGTTGCTGGAAAACTCCGATTTGACCGGAATGCAGAACAGTGCGCCGGGTGGCAAGATTGACGTTATCAACTTTTGGGGTGATGTTCAGGGCAACATCCTGCGCGAATGGGGAATGACCGAAAAACAGGTCCCTGACGAGGACGCTTATTACCCTGTCAATGCTCGCATGGTCGGAGATATCGTGTTTCGGGCCATTCTGAACCCTGATCCTCTCGGTCGCAAGCCTTACGGTTCCGCCTCCTTCGTTAAAAACAACGATTCCATGTGGGGCAAATCCCCTGCTGATATCATGAAGCGGATTCAGGAGCCTGCCAACGCAGCGGTACGCGGTCTCATGACAAATGTTGCCTGGTCTTCTGGTCCGGTATTCGAAGTTGCGGAAGATCGTCTTGCCCCTGGCGACAATGGAGACATCTTCCCGGGCAAGAAACTGCTCAGTACCAATAAGCGGATGCAGGAAGGTCCGGCGATTCGGATGTATCAGGCCAAATTGTACGCTCAAGAGCTGCTGATGGTGCTGGCCGCGCTGAAGAAAGAGGCTGACGACGAGGTTGTGCCTGCTTTCGCCAACGCCGGCGGAGGTGGAGAGCGCACTACTTCGGCACTGGCAATGAGAATGGGAGCTTCCGGACGCAACATTAAGATGGCGGTTGACAATTTCGAGAGCGGAATCATCACCCCGGCCATAGAGAGACAGTTTGCATGGAACATGCTGAACGTCAATGACCCTTCCATTAAGGGATCGCTCCGGATTAAGGCCCGTTCTTCCAAATCTCAGGCGTCCCGTGAGCAACTGGCGATCCGTCAGACTGAATATCTGGGCATGGTGGCCTCAAACGAGCGTCTTGCCAACATCGTTACTGACAAAGGACTCGCCTACATCCTTGGGGAGTGCGCGGCAGGCCGTCAGATGGACGTAAACCGGACGCTGCCAAACTTGGAAGCTATTGAAAGGTCTCCAAACCCGTCTTTGTTACCGCCATCACTGTCCGGTGCAGCTCCATCGCCGGGTAATACCGCTCCGGCACCGAAAGCAACTACACTTGACGCCTCCGGTGCTCCTGCCGGCGGTCCAGAATCGCAGGTAAGAGCATGATAAAGGAGACGAAAGAGCTAAAAGCGGCTGTATCACGGCTGCAGAGCAATCATGACTTCAAGCTGGTCACTAAATGGTTTGCGGAGTCCCTTGAAGAGCAAAAAGACATCAATATCGACCTCCGTGGCGAAGAAGTAGCGAGAGGCCAAGGCAAGGCTGAAGTTTTACGGGATATTGTAACTGAAATTACTAATCAATAGTGTTTATTTGTCAATCGCGGGAGAGCTTTCACGCACCCAATAAGAGGACAGCCAGCAGGCACCTCAAAACCACACTCGGGACAGCCATAGCGCACCCAAAGGAGCAGTAGAGGATGAGAGATCAGATCAGAAGGGAAGCAGAAGAAGCAGAACGGGAACTGGAAGAACTGCGGTTGCAGCAGGAGGCAGCAGATGCAGAGAGGTTAGAGCAGGCGAATGCTCCCCTGGTATCGAAAGATATCAACGAGCTTTTCCCTGAAGAAGCCACTGCCGATGTTGTTGTTCCTCCCGTAACGGAAGTCCCAGTGCCGGCAGCAACCGACGAATCGGCAACAGTAATCGCCCAACTCAGGGAAGAACTGCGCCGGTCTGAGGACCGTTACCGCTCTACCTTCGGCAATTTCAACAAGGAAGGGTTTGCAAAACTGACGGAAGAAATCGAAGGGCTCAAGAAGCAGCTTGCGGAGAAGAACACTCCGGCCCCCGAACCGACTCCCGAAGTCAAAGCAAGCCTGGAAGAGCTGACCGCTGAAGTGGGCGCCAAGGGTGCCAGCATTATCACCGCTCTGCAGAAACAGATTGCTTCCCTCGAAACCTCCCTCAACGAAGTAACCGGACAGGTGACAGCCACCGGGGAAAAGACAGGGAGGCTTGAGCAGGAACAGGCACAGACGGCGGCAAAGAACTATTTCACGTCACTCAATGAGCTCGTACCTGACTGGCGGAAGATCAACGGAGACGAAACAACTCCGCAAGATCCCAAGTTCACGGAATTCGCTTTTCAGACAATCCCCGGCTCTGACGAAACCTACGACAAGGCGTTAAAGCGCCATCACAGCAAGGGTAATGCCGCCAAGGTAGCCGAGATATTCAACCTGTTCAAGAAAACGGTAGCGCCGGTTGCGGCTGCCGAACCAACACCTGAAGAGATTGCAACCGAACCGACACGAACCGGCGGGGGTACGCCTCCACCGCAACCAAAACCAACCAAACGGATCTATACCCAGGCGCAGATTGATGAGTTCGACCGCTTGAAAAAAGAGGGGAAGCTGAAAGGCACACCCGAACAGATAGCGGCAATCAACGACGATATCAATGATGCGATCATTGAGGGACGGGTCCGGTAAGGAGCCCAACAAATGAAGACCTTTTTCGCAACACTGATGAGCATGTTCGCCATGGCAATCCGTATGCCGCTCATGGCCTTTATGGGGATAATCCCCGGCGTTCCCGGCAGTGCAGATCATACGACCGGGACCGGTGATGCCCGTATTCCCAAGCTGTTCAGCCGGATTTACCAGGACAAGTTTTACGACGAGTGTATTGCTCCGAGCATCTGCAATACAAAGTTCACTGGAGAGCTTAAAGGGCTTGGGAACCAGGTAACTATCAATACTATCCCTACTGTGCTCATCAAACCTCTTGTGCGCGGTCAGAAACGGCAGTGGCAGGAATGTGCGAGCGATCCCGTCATTATGACCGTCAATCGCGGCAATACGTTCGACTGTCTCATTCTCGACGCTGACAAGGCCCAGATGTGGGACAAGGATTTCATCGGCACTCTTTCCAAGGATGCCCGTCAGCAGCAGAGTATCGATGTTGACACCGCGTTCTTCGCCTCGAACTATCCTGATGCAGCTGCCGCCAACATCGGTACTGCTGCCGGCAAGAAGTCCGGGGCCACTGCTGCCGTTGCCGGTCCCGGCTACAATCTCGGCGTTACCAACACCCCTGTTGGTATCAACAAGATCAACGCCATCGAAAAAATCCGCGACTGCCAGTCTGTTGCGGATGAGCAGAGCTGGCCGAAAGATGACCGCTGGATGGTCATTCCGACCTGGATGGAGAACATGCTCGATATGTCCGATTACAAGGACGAGTCCCTGACGGGCATGACCTCGACGCTGAACGGCGGCAGGATCGGCACCAGCGCGAAGTTCAAGCTGTACTCCACCAACCTCTACACCCCGATTGCTGACGGTTCCGGCAAGATCTGCTACCCGGTCATGTTCGGGCACAAGAGCGCAATCAGCTTTGTCAGCCAGCTGGCAAACGTCAAATACTTCCCGGAGCTTCAGGAAGTCAATGGCGCCGGTCTGTGCGGAGAGTACATCTACGACTGGAAAGTAACCAATCCGGCGGCTCTCGGCGTTCTCTACTGCTACGCAAACAAGTAATTCAACCCAAAACGGCGGGGCTTAACGGCCCCGCTACGGAGGATTTAACAGATGGCAAACATTGATAAAACCGGAACTGGCCCACTTCTGGGCGTTATTCCCTACAAAGCGACCAACACCCGCTACACCCTTTCGGCCACTTTCGACCTGACCGGCGGGGCGATAACCGCTGCGGACGTTTACCAGTGTCTCCCGATCCCGGCGAACACTCTGGTTGAAAGCGTTCATATCGAAGTTATTACTGCGGCAGTCGGCACCACCCTGACAATGAACGTCGGAGATGGCGGAGCAACCAACGGCTGGATGGCTTCAGTGGATGGCAAGGCTGTTGCTCACGATCACTCGACCGAAGGCACCGATGCCAGGGCCGTCACCAACAACAACGGCTATTTTTACGATGCTGCCGACTCCATCGACGTTGTTATGACCACGGCAACCGCAATTACTGCAGGTCCGAAATTCAAACTTTGCGCTGTCTGCACTGACCTGAACTAAGGGGGTTCACAATGGCTCATCACATGGTACAGGCGACCATTGCCGAACTCACCTTGAGGAATCAGATCAAGGATGACAATGGCAAGGTCATTTACGATGTCCGTTACGGCCACATCTACACCGATACCGTAACCGGCACGCGCTACTACATCACGATCGATGATGGCGCAATCAATAAAGTGGAGGTGGTTATATGAGGCGATTTCTCGCAGGCATTCTCATAGTTGTAGCTCTCGCAGCTGCCAACCTCTCCTTTGGTGCCGCTGGCGACAAGACACCGGTGACTTCAACAAAGTTCCGCAACGTTTCATCGTCCATCAAGCCGCAATCAACATCACCAGGGGAGATCCGTTACAACCAGTCATATTTGTTCCTCAACATTTCCGGTACAGGGACACATACCCACTGGAGGCGAATCAGTACCGGCGCCAGTTTCTAACACGTTTGACGATTGAAGGAAGAGCCGGGGTTTCGGTCCCGGCTCTGACTTGAGCAGTCAAACAAGGAGGGAACAATTATGTGCTGCAAATCAATGGTAAACCGAGTCTTCAACTTCGTATTTGACGCGACAACGACAGCAATAAGCATCCCGTCCGACATCAACGGCTGGATAGGCAAGATGATTGTCGTCACTCCCGACTTCACCAACCCGGTGACGGCGACTATTACCATCGTAGACCCTGATAATATCACTGTCTATACGAGTGCGGCCATCAACGAGAATAGCACAACCCCTCTCGGGGATTTGATCGGTTCCGCCAAAACGGGTGAGATCCCGATAGGCGAACATCCGTGGAAGATAACATGCACACTCTCCGGGGCGGCAGGCGCTGGCGGAGGCACTGTGAAAGTAGCAACCTATTCAAAAATATAAGGAGAAGACTATGCAATACCTGAAAAAACATGGTGATCCGGACGGAATTTTCTACGTTTACACAGACGCTCTTGCAGCAAGAGGGGATATGGTGCCTTACAACCCTGTTGCACAAGTAGTTATCGAGGACGCAATCACAGCTGAAGCGGAAACCGTTGAAGTGCCGGTTGCCAAAATCATCGATGAGACTGCCGCACCGGTTGGGTATCAGGTTGTCAAATACTCCGGCCAGTGGCATGAGATCATCGGACCTGATGGCGCGGTAGTTGCCAGGGGTCTGAAAAAGGACGAAGCAGATGCAAAGGTGGCTGAACTGCTTGCTGCAACAGCACCCGTTGAGACGGTCCCTGTTGAGACTGCCCCTGCTGCCCCTGCAATCACAGCTGAAGCGGAAACCGTTGAAGTGCCGGTTGCCGTTGTCGAAACTCAGGAGTCGTAATGCTGCCCTCCGAACTGCTGATAAGAGCCCGGAGACGGTTGCGTGACCTCGCCGGGTCAGTTGCTGATCGGCATTGGAGTGATATCGAACTTCTGGAAGAGTATGCGAACGCCGCAAGGGACAAGATGTTCCTTGCGGTCAAGCATCTTATTATCGACTCGACCACGGCAACGGACTTAACCGCTCCGACTCCCCTTCCCCTCTGCTCTTTGGCTGTATTGGCGAATACTGCAACTTATGCCATGAGTCCGAAGATCATCGAAGTGACAAGCATCACTCTCTCCGGGCAATATCACTCGCTGGAGAAGATGACTGTTGAAGAGATGGATGCTGCTATTCCCGGGTGGCGGAATGCCGGGGCTGGTCAACCGGTCATTTGGATACCGGACCTGAACACGGACAGCATAACTCTCTATCCTCCCCCGGCTGCTCCATGCACGGCATCACTGACCGTCCGGCGTTTCCCGCTCAAACGACTCACGCTCGCCACAGCAGCTACATCGTGCCTTGATTTCAGGGAAGAGTATCACGAATATCTGGTGTATGGGATTCTTGCGGAAGCCTTTGGCAAGAACGATCTTGAAGTTAAGCGGCCCGACCTGTCGGTTCTCTATGAAGGGAAGTTCAACGACAAGATAGAAAGCGTTAAAGAGGACTTGAGCCGCAGAAACCGTACGAACCACGGCAACCGGGTAAGGAGGGCTTTCAGGTGATTTATCTTCTGCTGCTTCTGGGCCTGCTTTTGCCGGTTCAATCTTTTGCCGGAAATCCTGCAACTATTCTGATGGACAATATCTCCACCACAAGGGCAGGAGTTGGAAAACGACTCGGCACGAAAGTCAAGACTGTTATTCTGCAAGGGTACTCTAGCAACGGAGTTGCACTGACTACCGCACTGCCTGGCACAATAACCATCCAGTGCGGTCCAGAGGTGGTAGGTCCGTGGATTACCTGTGGAGATCGGAACGGCAATGCCATCGCAGGCACGGCAAATGCCATTTATGACATGGAAAGCGCAGTTCTGTTCATGCGGTACAACTACACAAAGACCCGCCGTGGTTCTGTCAAGGCGTGGATACTGGGGCTTGAATGATCCGTTTCGCCGGAGAAAATACCATTGCCGATGCTGCTTCTCTCAGTATGCGAAACGGGGAGTGTGTAAGGGCGGTCAATTGCGATATTGACGACAGTGGCAACGCCGTCAGGAGAGACGGGTTTACCCTTGTGACAGGTGGAGAAACAACTTCTCTCTGGGGTAATTACTGTGTCCAGAACAGCAAGATATGCTATTTCGATGGCGCCACGGTATCACCGATGTCCGATGAGATAATTGTCTTGGCTGAAGTCCATTTTGAGCAGGTCAATAACATAGTGGTCTTCTCTGACGGCTTGGTCTACGGAAAGATCGACAACGGCACAATCACTGTCCTTGACAATACAACCGACTGGAATGCTCTTGCTAACGATGTGACTCAGTGGGTGGAGAACCATGCGCCGGCAGACTTTCAGGCCGTTGTCAGTAACTTCGAGGTCGATACGTTTAAACTCTCCACGCAGGCAGGCAAACACCTTGTTTTCGCCGATGGGTGTGTCTATTTCGCTGTGGCCGTTGGGGATGCCAGTTTCGTTTTTCGCACTGATACCTTCAATGTCGATCGCACTGATATCCGGTTCAATGTGGTGGCCGGGTTCCCACAAACTATCACAGCTATCAGGGCGGTGGCAGACGCTCTGTATGTTGGCACAACTGGAGGAACATACTTCCTTGAGGGTCACGCCTTGGTGGTCCTCCCGGATGGGTCTAAGGTTGGCGGGTTCACTCAGAAGAAGATCGACGCATACGGCATTATCGAAGGGACCGACTTAACCATATCCGGAGAGGCAATCCCGTCGATCCAGACGAGTGCAGAAGTGATTATGTGGACCTGCCGACAGGGAATCATGGTGGGATTACCGAACGGTAATGTCATAAACCTGTCTTCAAGAAAGGTTGATTTCCCCAATGTCGCAAAAGGGGCGGCTGTCTTGCGGGACCACAATACATTGAAGATCAAGCAGTATATCGTCTGCTTTGATGTCGATGTCCTGGATGGCGCCGGGGCAATAGTTGCAGTTGATCTTACCGGCACAAGAGTTGTGAATCTCAATTCTATGGTTCGGCCTGATGGCAGTCATTCTTACGCACACAGCCGGTATGAACGGTTCCCATTCAACTCTTTGACTCGTATAGGCAACGATTGCTACGGGGCCAATGCTGCCGGGATATTCCTTATCGGAGGGGAAACCGATAACGGGGCGCAGATAGACGGCTATGCTCGCTCTCTGGTGACGGATTTTGCAGTCAAAGAGCAGAAGAACGTTCCTGACGTTTATGCCCATGCCAGATGCGAAGGAAGTCTTCTGATAAGCACGTTCGTAGATGAAGTGCTGAGAAGTGACGATGTACCAGTCTCCTTTGACGGGAATCCCGGGATACATCGCCGGAGATGTGAGCTACCGCTTGGGGTATTCGGAACATCGTGGCAGTTCATGTTCAAGAATCAGGATGGAAACAGATTCACTGTTGCAGGTCTTGACCCGGTAGCAACAAAAAGCGTTTCAAGGGTCTCGTAATGAAGATCCTCGACGCTTCCGAGGGATTGTGCTCCCAAAGCGCGATTTCTCAGGCTCGTTCTGTGGCAAAAACATTGCCGCCGAATGGGGCCAAAACCCTCATTCAGTTCCTCACCCCTGGCAATTCCGATCAGGATTATTTTGTTCTACGCGTAAGGCCTTCATCGATCACGGTCATCAATGCCAACCGATTCCGCATTACCGGCGCTTCCAATGACGAGGCCGGAGTTCCTACCCTTACCTGGAAAAGCGGTGTCCCTCCGTTCGTAGTCAAACTGATTTACTCCAGCGTGGACGGCACTACCCAGATATTCGACACAACCGGCATGGCGGTCAACCTCAACACAAACCTGACGGACGGGACCGGCGATATCGTGACCTCCGAGATGCCCCGCGAGTATGCCGTAACCAAGATTGTCGATGCTGACGGTTGGTGGGCAGATGACCTTGAGGATGTGGTTACTGACTCAAACCGGCAGAACGCCATCGGCCTGCAGATCGAGGACGCCAGCGGACGTAAGCTGTTTGCACCGTTCACGCCCCAGACAGGAGACATTGAAGGCATACCCAACTCACCACTGGCGACTCTCTACACTCACTATGGCCCTGATACGTGGTGTGTGCCGACTATCAACTGGTCATCGCCGGCTGGTATTACATATGGTACGAAGCTGGAGGTAGGCGTAACCCTCAACGCCGTTGTCTATGTGCCAGGGACGGAAACTCTTTTGCCGGGGGTGTTCAAGTATTGGCTGGACGCTGATTATACCATTCCTGCGGAGAATACCGTCCCTGTGGTCAATTCCGGTCTGCCGCTGTATGTTACGTTTCAGGCAACTGATGCGGTTCACTACCGCCTGGCAGCCGCTGAATCCGGGGTAGTGGTCAACAAATACCAGCAGGTACTTGGTGAGCCGACAAATTACCAATCTTCGCCCTATATTGGTGGATACGTGATTCACACCATGCGGAGGCCGCTAAATCGAAACTCAGGGCTCGATATTGTCGGCAGCACCACAACCCCGAGTCTCGTATCCTTGGTCGGCATTGTAGATACCAGAGTCGTCAACCCGCAGGAGACAAACCCGGAGTTCGGGCCGTGGCTGGAGACGGATATCAAATGGACGCTGACCGGGGCCGGCTTCGCGCATATATCGTACCAGCAGCCAGGAGATAGTAACTATCTTGCGTCGAATGTCCAGAGTAAGACTGTGACGATCAGTGTTGGATCGGGTGGCACTATCACCGGCACTTTTGACGTGAACGACCCACAGCCGATTGTCTACGGTACGGGTTTCGACTTCCTTGTGGATGCCGGGGGGCTGGCTGGCAACCCTTCTTATGCAGCGACCGCCCATGAACCGCAAGGATGGCGGGTTACCCCGGCATGGGGAACGCTGCTGCAGTGCAATGCAGACGGTACGAACAAGGTAAACAACGTATTTGCCGACTTTTACCCGAACGATACCACCAACTACCCCTCCCCTATGGAGTATATGGCAGGGGTTGAAGTCACTCAGGACACACCCATCATAGACTGGACTCCATCTACCATGACTTTCGGAGATCCTTGGTCAACGATCATGACGGCAGTATGGCGCAACTCGATTAACGGCAGTGCTGTAAACGGCACCACCACCTACACGGTGTCCGGGCATGCCAATGCCACCTTCAACGGTGTCATCTCCGACCCGACCAAGATACCGGATGCCGATACCGGGATATTCATTGTCTGCAGCTTCGTTCCTGACAATTCGGGTATCTCGGACTCATCGCTGTATCGCGCCCACAACTACAAGAATCCGGCACCAACAGGTGCTACCGAATACGGCGTTGTCATTAACAAGCGCCCTGTCTGGATAGTGCCAACTACGGATGTGGTGGAGTATGGCCCTCAACCGATTGCATTCACAAGTCACGGCCCAGGTGGTGACAGCAAACCGCAGGCAAACGGCTTGATGCTTGGAGATGATTTCAGCGGCGAACTGTCCGCAGGATTTACACCCTCGGCAACCCCATACGCCATAACGATAGGCACCCTGTCGGCAGGGGCAAACTACGATTTAACGACGAATTTCGATAGCACGAAAACCCGCACAATCAACAAGCGGCAACTGGTGCTGTCTGCTTTGTCGGTATATTGGGGTGGCCTGCTTTCTTACGATGCATACAAAATGACCAGCTACAGCTTCGGGACGGTTACGGCAAAGCTCAACTGGACACTGGATGATGCACTGAAGAACAAAATAGCCTTCTCCGCCAGCGGCATCAATCCAACCTCGACCCCGGATATCGAACAGCATGACGGAACCGGGTCGAACTACTCTTTCGCCTATGTGTCAATGTCCGGGTTTACGCCGAACCCGTCAACCTTTGTACTCACACTTACTGCGAGCCTGACGCTGACGACTGACCAACAGGTTTACTACATCGCTCCTACGCCGATATCCATTACAAGGAGCAATTCAACGCTACAGGCCGATGTCACGTTCCCCGGTCAGGCCACGACCTATAATTACGGCAGCAGCTACACGATAACCGCCACGACCGATCCGGCAGGCAAGACCGTTACGTACTCCTACAGTGGCGGCACGGCTCCATCCGGGGAAATCACTGTCTACGGTCCATCTGCAACCAAGCCGACGAATGCAGGTTATTATGTCGTCACGGCAACAGTAGACCCGGCCACCGGCTACACCGGTACGGGGATATTCGCATACTCAATCCTGAAGGTGAATTGCACAGTCAGGTTCGATCTGCCTGCCTCCATACTGGCCGGTCAGTCCCTGCTCGACGTATCGGCTGCGGCCAGCGTCTACGATGCAGGCAATACGACCTATCTGGGAATGCCGGTCAATTACTACTTCACCAAGACCGGTTCGGTATTCAGCCAACCCCTTCGCGGAAATGGCACGAATGAGAACTACAAGTTTGCCCCGAGTTCAGGGGTTACGGTCTATGCGGTGCAGGAGGCGAGCCCCAACTACAACGTGGCATATGCCAGCGATACGATGGTGGTTAAAGAGACTGTGACGATCACCAGTATTGTCCTGCCGTCTCTCACTCCGACCATGTATTTCCCCCTCGCGGCTGACGGGACTGGTACGGGATCGAGCGTCACGGCAAAGAGTTCCAATGGAGTCACAGTTGCCTGCACCTACATTTACAAGGTTGTGGGCGGGGCATGGTCAAGCGAGCATACGATCACCTCTGCCGACATGCTGCCGATAGGCACATATCAGCTCCGCATTTACCCGACTCTCCCCGGAGGAACTGGCTACTACCTGCTCCCTGGATATTACGCCACATATAATCTGTCTGTAGGTATCGGCACTGTGTCGGTATCGTGGACTGATGCCCGGACGATTACCTATTCAGCAGGAGGAGACGGGACCGGCATAACAGCCAAGGCTCTGATGGATGCTGTCGCGCTGGACGGCTCTACCAATGTCACCAGTCACTTCACAAGGGTCTATGAGGTGCAGGCCGGAGGCACCTGGAAGGATATGGAGACAACCGCCCTGGCTGCCGGAGAGTATTTCGCCCGGGTGACATTCACACCCACTGGAGTTGATTATGCCTCCCCTCCTGTCGTTGAGATCGGGTTTACAATGCAGTGGTCCGACTTTGCTTACTCGGTGGCCGGCAACGTAGTCACGATTTCGGGGAAGGGCTGCGGTCAGCCCGGGGGATACCTTGCCTCGCGGCGATATGGGAACGGCACAATCAACATCACTGACGACAGCATCATAGGGGCTGAGATAGTCTTTACAACGCAATCCGGCCCCAACGAGTTTAAGTTCACGCTGCAGAAGATATCGACGGCGAGCGCCTGGGCTCGCAATGCCGATGTTGACGAGTTCGGGGTAGCGAAAACCGGCATACTCTTTACCGATCTGTTCAACAATACCAAGTACGTGCCGTTTCAGGCGGGGTTCACCCCTCCGGTCAAGGCGGTTGTTACACTGACCGTTACTCCGGTATCTCCTGTTTACTACGAGGGGTTGTTTACTTTTTCTACACTGACCGCCAAGGTCGGAGCATCTGATATCGCAGGGACGTGGAGTTTTCGGGCGGTGAAGTCCGGTTTCGATGAGGTTATAAGCGTAAACCAGAAGCTCAATGCCGGGAGTTACACCGTTACGGCAACATTTACCCCGACTGATACTGTTGTCTATTCGGCATCTCCCGTAAATTTCAATTTCACGGTCAATCCGGTTGCTCCGGTCATGTCCTGGGGAACAGCGGGGATTGTCCCGGCCTACTTCACTCCAGCAGCTCAGACAGTCAAAGCGGCAAGCATGAATGCCACGGCGAAGCATCCGGTCAGCAACTCGAACATCTCCGCTGATTACGAAACGAAGACATACGAAATCCAGCTGTACGGGTACTGGTACTCGCTGATAAATAATCACATATATACGCTCGGGGATTATCCGGTACGGGCCTCCTTCAGTTCCTCCAACCCGAACTATGCTTCAGGCTCTGTGACTGCGACCCTTCACGTTACTGCCGCTGCAATGGCCTACTCGCGATATGCCGAAAACGGTGCACTGCTGCCGGACAACTATATAAGGATCTCCGGCGGGAGGCCGTACGGTGAGCCCTATGGATACTTCCCGACCATCGTAGATGCCGGCAAAACGACGAATGCCACAGTGGATTATGGAACTCTGTCTGGTGACAGCTTCATTCATTACCTCCATAAGAGCAATACGGCCTTGCCGTGGAGTTATGCGGACAGCAGTGGCGGCACGTTCTACTTTGAGGACCAGGATCATCAGTTTCTGGCAGTGCCGTTCCAGGCAGGGTTTACCATTCCGCTAAAGGCATCTCAGACCATCTCGGCCATCACCATGTCGGCTCCGGTGTATCTTGATCCTATTTTTGGCAGAACGGCCCGGATCTGGCAGACGGCTACGCTCTCTCCACAAAACTCGTCAGCAGGGTTGCCGGTGGTGTTCTCGTCATCCAACCCTGCCGTAGCTTCCGTCTCAGGCCGGACAATCACCTGTAATGGTGTCGGTTCCTGCACCATCTATGCAAATCAGGCGGGACAGACCAGCGACCCGCAGTATGCCGCAGCCGGTCAGGTGTCTACGTCCTTCAGGGTGCTGCAGTCAGTCAGCTATACCGTCATGTTCGATAACAACATCCCCCTGCAAAACCCTGTAATGGAAGGATGGCTTGCCCTGCCGGTGCTGCAACGGGCGAGTTACGCCAGCATTGCGGGGACTTGGGAGTATCGGGCGGATTCGACCGGTGGGGCGCTGGTAACTGCCTACACCACATTCCCCCGCGACTCGGGGAAATTATATTATGCCCAGTTCACCCCATATGACAGCAATTTTGTCCAAAGCGACTGGCTACAAGGTGGCCTTGTTTGCACGGGTCTTGTATGGGTTCGATCCTATAAAGCCATCACCGGGTATAACATCCATTACGGACAGGCACTGTCTTCTGTGGCAAGCAATACTTCCCTTGTAACGGTAGATAACAGTACCGGTCAGGACGTAAAAAGCACTGGCACTATGTCGTTTGAGATTCTTGACGGCGATGGTGGCGTCCGGGGTGGATGGGACACCAATGCAGTATTTGGAGCAGGGAGCTGGTTTTTTAAGGCAATCTTCACCCCTTCAAGCAGTGAATATCAGGCCGGTAGCGACTGGACAGGGTTCAACATCTTGCGGGCTCCTCTTACCGTCCTGCATTCCGACACATATTTGAATAGCGGGAGAGCTTACGGCGATGTAGGCTGGCACAATCTTGTCATCGCCCTGATAAACGGAAATATCACCTTCATGATGAACTCCGGTATTGTCGCCTTATCAATGATTTCCTTACAGCAACAATACGGCACCGTCTCTCCGATGCCGGTATTCAACCCGGACGGGTACGACCACTTCAACGTGAAGTTCTGGTGCATGCAGGCGGATTTTACATGGAAGCAGTACGTTGATAATGGGGGGAGTTACAACTGGTTTATCACTTCAACGATTTTCGTAAACGGATCGACTCAGGTAGGTTCAATGAAAGCCATGTTCAAAGTAAGCGTGGAAACTGACAATTTCGAGTACAGTGAATCATCGTTTTTCTGGGTCACAATCAATTACTAAAGGAGAATTATCATGACAATCGCTAATGCAAGCAACTTAGCCGACCAAACCATTACCAGCATAGCCGCAGCACAATCAGGTATCTCAACCGCCATGACGAACCTGAATAACGTCCTGTCGGGATTCTCCTTCTCGTCCTACTCCGGCGTTTCCACAACAGGGATTTACGTAGACCCTTACACTCTGTTTCCTGACGCCGATTCCGTTATCAAGACGGCGCTGGCAAATTTCGACACATCTGTTGCAGCAATAACCTTCCCTACCCTGCCGGACCTTGAGACACTGCCTACCGGTGCGGAAGCCGCCTGGACGGAAACTGGTTGGGCCGACCTGAAAACGATGTTGACCGCCTTTACCTCCAATATAACATCTGCCGATGATGTTGATTCAGTCTTGGCAAAGCTGACCAGTGATACCGACAGGGTGAGTAGCGCCATGTTCCAGAAAGGGCTTGGGCGCAGACAGCAACTTCTCCGGGATGAGATCAGCGCGGCGGCAACCATGACCGGCAATTCTGGGTTCACCTATCCGAACTGCATGACTCAGGCGTTTATGACCCAGGCTCTTCAGCGGTTCAACCTTGGGCTCAGTGATGAATCACTCAAACTCGTTGACAAGCTCTTCGAATGGGCGAAGGTCAATTTCCAGTTTGCAGCCGAAAAGCAGATTGCCGCTCATAGCGCGGATACCGATTTCAATATCAGGTATGCCGGGGTGCTGATTTCGGCCTATAGCGAGAAGGTAAAGGGGTTGCTGCAGCAGTATAAGGAAGAGATGGCCGGAATCTTCGATAAGGCAGCGGAGGTCATGAAGGCCTATACGGTCAGGCTGGAAGTTGCCAAAGGGAACGCCCTGATTCAGAGTGAGGCGGACAAGCATAATCTGGCCGTTTACACGGCGCAAGTGCAGGAAAGCGTTGCAGCCTTCAAGATGATCACTGACCAGATTATGACAGTCAAGACGCAACAGATAACCGCTGCGGCATCGGCGGTTACTGCTGCAGCTACGATGGCACAGGCGGCTAACCAGGTAGCAGTAGGCGTTCTGAACGGATAATCTGATAATCAATGTTGATTATGAGTTGTTTACTAATTGATTATTAAGTATTTACAAGTTATCATTCACACAATGTAGTCAGCGAGGTGCTAAATGTACGATTGGGAGTCTGTAGTACGGAATGCAGTCACCGATTTTAACCGTAAAATGCAGGGAGTGCCGCCAACAGCAGGAATAGGATTTGCTGAAGGTGGAGATATTGTCCAAAGAGCGGCAGACGCGGTTGGAGTGTCTGCAAGCATCCCGGGTGCAACCACTATCGGCATTCCCACAATCATGAATGCCGGTCGAAAGGTGGGGCAGTTCTTAGGGATAGGACAGCCAGAGCCTGTCCCCACATACACCCCGGCGGAGATGCGGGATCAATTCATTGAAAACGAGAGTGCCGATCCCCTTGCCCAACGGCTGAACAACTCAATCTCTCAACTCAGTGCGGCAGGGTACGCAGAGGGTGGTATGCCGCGACCTGCCGGCATCATCCCGGGTCCGGTGATCCCCGGCGGCGGCGATAACACGTTGACTCCTACCCAGACCGGAGAGTACATCATCCCGGTTGACGCTATTATTGCAATCGGGGCGCAACTTGCTCCAAATAGCAAGCTCTCACCTGAAGACGCTTTCAACCTCGGAAAGAAGACCCTCGATCAGACTGTCATGGGGCTGAAGCGGTCAGTCGGTAATGACACCCCTCCCCGGAACATGGACATGCAGGCGGGATTTGCTGAAGGCGGTATGCCGGACGTTCCCGGGGTGGTTCCGCGAGATGAAGAAACATACCCGTTGACTGACCAGTTTAACTCCACTCCTGCCGGGATAAGTACCACTGCTGCCGGGTTCCCGAAGTTTCAGAACAACACGCTCGACATAACCGGCTCAGAGCGGCCTATGAACATTGCCACGGCACCCGGGCCTTCGAATAATCCGGTTCAGTTCGGTACGCCAAAAACAGCGGCACCAACAGACACTTTCACTGCGTTGTATCCGACTAAGACCGCCGGGATACCGGTGGCGGCACCGGCTGCCCCTGGTCCTGCAAGCAGACCGTCAAAAGTGAAAAACAATGGTTGGGCCGTTCTCTCTCCCGTTCCTCAGGCAATCGACGTATCGCAAAGGGTAGGCTTGCCAACGGCTGACGATTGGAGAGAACCGCCACTTGTGGATGCTCCTGCAGCAGCGGAAACCCCACAACCTGCACCGCTCCCGACAAGCAATTATGGCGAAATCACCAATGAGGACGGGATAAAGACGCGGGTTTACCTCCCGAGCGAGAATGCGCCTACCGGGTTTCGCACTTACGAAAGCCCGGTTATGGATGCTGAGGGTAAACCGGTCCTTAATCCTGATGGATCTCCTGTAACAGAGACCAAGCCATTCAATATAGTCAACATGGACCCTGCGTTTTCTCCTGACAACAATGCCAAGGGCGGCTATGTCAGCCCGAATACTCGTCCCGATGGTTATACTGATTACGGTGATTCGGAAGGCAATGCAGCGCGGCTGGCACCTGGTCTACCGTTGCCGGGAATCAGTGGCGATTCGTCTGTTATGGGGCTGTTCGGTCGAAAAGGCCGTAGGGAGCAGGCGCTGAACGATGCTCAGGTTGCAAACTTCAATTCAGAGATTGCGAACAGAGCCGGAGAGTTGGGACTGAAGCAGGAAATGCAGCCGGTAGAGATGGGCCTGAAGAAAGCACAATCTGAACAGGCGTTGGGACACGGCCAGTGGTGGAATGCCAAATCAGAGACTGAAGGCTCCAAGGTTGAACAAGGCAACCGAGCGTTGGATATTAAGGAAAGAGATGTTGCCTCTAAAGAGGAATACCGCAAGAGAATGGCAGAAATAAAGGCCAACGTGGGCAACGGACAGGTATCAACTCTCGATCCTCAGACCAGAAAAGACCTTGCACGGCAATACGCTATAACCGGCCAATTGCCACCTTTGGGGATGGGCGCGGCAGCGGCGGCAGACAGACGCGCTATCCTCGCCGAATGGTCCAGCGACATGCACAACGGCGGGACAACTGTTGAAGACAAGGTGCTGCAAAACTCGGCACTCAAGGCCAGTCAGACCGAGCTTACCAACCTGCAGAAGCAGCGCGGTCAGGTAATGGCGTTTGCGAAAACCGCCAGCAGCAACCTGGAGCTGGTGGGCAAACTCTCGGAGAACGTGGATAGAACAGGCGTGCCGTTGCTGAACAAGTGGGTGATAGCTGGGAAGAGATCAGTTGCCGGTGATCCTGAAGTTGCCAAGTTTGATGCGGCAGTGCGGACGGCTATCAATGAGTATGCCAAGGTTACGTCCTCCGCAACCGGTGGACAGGTTACATCTGACTCGGCCAGGAAAGAAGTCGAGAGCATGTTGAACACAGCTCAAACTCCGGAACAGGTCAGACAGGTCATAACATTGCTTCGTCAAGAGATCGGTAACAGGTCCAAAGGTTATGACGACCAGATTGCAGAGATCAAGGGTGCCATTATCGGCAAACCTGCTGCGGGGTCTACGGCAGGCATCCCCACGGTGAAACCCAGAGGTAAAGCCACTCTCGCTATAGCGACCAGCTACGTCCAGCAGGCCGGTGGTGACAAGAATAAGGCCAGACAGCTTGCTAAGGCTGATGGATGGGAGTTCTAAATGGCCGATATCTTTGATCAGGTCCAGTATGAGCCGCCGAAGAGTGGGGGAGATATCTTTGACCAGGTAGACGCTTCCGCTCCGGTATCTTCCCCCGGCATCCCGGTCAACCCGGACTTCACCGGCCACACCTACACCGGTGGCAAGACTCCGGAAGAGGCGAGGCAGGAGTTTATGAATAAGGAGCAGGTCAAGCCGGGACTGCCTGTCTGGGATACCGTCAAGACCGTTGCAGCCGAACCGTTCAAACTGGCAGGTGAAGCCATTGCAGCCCCTATCAACGCTGCTGCGAAGGCTGGCAAGGGGTACATGGGACTCGCTTCAGCGATCAAAGCCGGGATAAATGGCGGATCTCTTGACGATGCCTTGCAGTCTGGAGTTGACACTATTGGCAATAGAAACCCCGTTCAATCACCCCTCGGAGCTTCAAAAACCGGCGAATTCCTAGGAGAGCATGCCATTCGTCCCGGCATCCAAGCCGCCAGCGACTTCACCGGACAACCTGAATTGGTGCAGGGCGCGGCGGAAGTGGTCGGGGATGTTGCAGCATTACTCGCGGCTAAACCGGCAATTTCCGCAGTAGGAAAAGCCAGTGTGCGTGCTGGTAAAGCCGCACTTTCCCCCATCGAAACATCGAAATACTTCATTGACGGCAAGCTGAAAGAAGCCGCTGCAAAACAACTGGCTGAATCAACCACCGAATCAGGGCCAGTAGCAGAACAGGCGGCAAAGAACACAGCTGAGACAGCGGCCCTGCAAGAACGAGTCCCCGGCGTTAAATTCGGGCTTGGACAAGTAAGTGAAGATCCTAAGACACTGGCGCTTCAGCGGCGGTTGAACATGACCAATGACGAGGCCAAGGTTTTGAATGCCGATCAGGTAATGGGCAATAACCAGGCGGTGATCGATCATCTACGCAATACGTTACCTGAAGGGAGCATTGATGACGTTTTGGGGGCCATTGAACAACAGCGTGTACGTGCCGCCAAAACATCATCAAACGAGGCGCTTAATGCGGAGACTGCGGCGGCTGGAATAGAGGGAGATACTCAACAGGCCGCAGGGCAGACCTTGAGAGAAGGGGCAAAAACCGTCAAAGGGGTCTTGCAGCAAAAAGCGAAGGATCTTTATGATGCCGTGCCGCGAGAGTTGGAGTTAGACAGCACCCCGCTTTACCGGAGTATCCAAGAAATTGGCGGAGCTTCCGACCCTGCATTTCAGAACATCTCCGCCACTCCTTCAGATGTGATGAACAGAGCAAAAGGGGCGTTAGAACCGGAGCCATCAGCGATTCTCGGGGCCGATGGCAAGCCTTATAATCAACCGGCTGTTGATGCTGGCATCCCTCAAACAATGACCTTCGGCCAACTGCAGGATTTCCGCTCGCAGGTAACGGCGGCTGAACGAGTAGCAAGATCAACCCCTGGTCAAGAAGCATTGGCAATGAAACTTGGCAAACTTCGAGAAGGGGCTGACGCCACTTTGCAACTGGCAACCGACACAGGCAAAGGCGAGGGGGTAGATGCTCTTCGTGCGGCCAACAAGTTTTATCGTGAAGAATATGTCCCAACAGTTCGGCAGGGAGCAACGTCTAAAGTGCTGGCGACTGACCGCACAGGCGGAAGCAAGGTGGAAGATGCTTTGGTTGGATCTGAATACTTCAAGCCGGGGCCAAAAGGAGTAGCGGCAGCAGAGTCATTTAAAAAGACTTTCGGGGATACTCCAGAGGCTCAACAAGCCATCAAAGATCATGCGGCGCAGGATTTGTTGAGAGCGGCGAGAAATCCGGACACTGGAGAGATAAGGCCAACTGCCGTCAATCGTTGGATCAACCGGCATCAAGAAGCGCTCCAAGGATTAGGGATTGAGGACCATTTCAAAAACGTTCAATCAGCCGCAAAGATGGCGGAGAACGCTCGGGCAGTCGAAGCGGAATTCAACAATTCCCGGCTTGCCAAAGTCCTTGACAGCACCGACACCGATAAGGCTATGGATGCGCTATTTAGTTCAGGTTCCAAGGATACCGTGAATACCATGCGGCATCTGATAAATCTCACCAAGGGTGATGAGGCAGCCACCAACGGACTGAAACGCTCCTTTGCTGATCTCATGGTAAAGAGGGCTCAAGTCGCCGATACAGATATGGCCGGCACCCCGAAAATGTCGAGCGCTAAATCAGGGAAGGTTCAAGACCAGCTCGATGCAGCCAAAAAACTTCTCTACGATCCCGATGAACTTCAGGCGGTGAACGATGTGCAGCGGATTACTGAAATAGGGAACAGGATCAATAAAAATGTTTCCGGGGTTGCTGGCAGCCAGACTGCAGATCTTGGGCAAGGCCTCCTTATGAAATATGGCAAAGCAGTAGGCCATATCCTGACGGGAGGCGGAGTCGGGTATATGGCACATGGCCCTGTAGGTGCTGCAATCGGTGCGACTGTTGGTGCAGGGGTCAAGGCCGCTATGAAGGTTACAGGAGACCAAGTACAGTCC